TGGACATAGCCTTACTAATATCATCAACCATCATCTCCATTTCTTCAGCCTGGCGTTGTTCTTCTGTCTTCTTCTCTTTCTTGCCAAACAAGCCACCAATGAGACCACCTAAAGCTGAAATAGCCGTCCCCGCAACCGTTCCTATACCTGGAATCATAGCAATAGCATTGCCGATTGAAGCACCAAGAGAGGCAAACGATTTTTTAGCACCAGAGACCATCTGGCCTAAAGAACCCCCTATCTTACCGGCCAGAATCGGACCGATAGCCTCTGCAATTCCTTTTGCTGTTTTTTCTGTTCCTTCTTTAATCTGATCAAGAGCCAATCCAATTGAAGATATGAGGCCGCCAAAACTGCCTCCAACTTCATCAGCCAATACCTGAAAAAGCGAACCTATAGATCTGTTATTGTATTAGCTGTTTTTTCGGTGTTTTTCTCTAATTCTTCATAGGCTTTTTGACTGGTAATCCCCAAATTTCCATAAATATCCTCCCAAACCTCTTCTGATTTATCAGAAAAATCACCTAAATATTCACCGGGATCTGGGATGGCTAATTCTAAATGCTCAAATGGGTCTTTTATCCTCTCTGCTTCTTCTCTTAATTTCTGTAATGCTTCCGTATATTCAATGATAGATATCTTGCCGTCTGCAAACTGTTGGGCAAATTCCCAAGCCGGTTTTAAATTGAATTCCAATGCTTTAATTAAAATCTTTACTTTTTTAGAGGTATTACCTGATTCATCTCCGTATTTTTTTAACCATTCCCATCCTTTTCCCAAAGCATCAGAAACAGTATCAACCGCTTTTTTCCCTAAATTAAAAAGATTGGGGATGTTTCCCCATTTTTTCCTAGCCTTCTCTAATTCCTCCTGAACCAATCTGGCTTTATCGGTCCCAAGTGTAACTTTTGAAACTGCATTCTCAACCTTATAATAAGCCTTCTCCAGCCAAGACAGTTTCTTTCCAGTCAATTGTTCCATATTGGAAATGGCATTACCCATATCCTTAAAACCATCTCTTGCTCTCTTTGCACCTACCGCTAGACCCACTAATGCGCCTGCAAACAATCCCAGGGGGCTGAGGGCCGTTTTAAATGAAGTTCCGAGTACTTTATTTGCTGTCGCAACCCCAAGGGTACTTGTCTTCAGGAGTAAATAAGCCTTACATAATCCAGGTAGCATGATAAGAAGAGGACCTAGGGCTGTCATGAGAAGTCCAATTCCAAGCGTTCTTTTATCCATTCCGTAGTTTTTCCCAGAACACTTTTAATTTCCTCCGTTAAATTTATGATAGCTGGAGCAAGCGTCTCTCCAATTGATATAGCTGCATTCACAAGATTATTTTTTGCCAATTTCAATTGATTCGATAATGCTCGTAATTGCTTCTCAGACACTTCATTAGTGATACCGCCCATATTTTTTAAATCTTTTGTCCATTGTCTGATTTTCTCTGAAGAACCCATTAGTGTTAAAATGGAATCCTTCGTCCTCATATTGAATCCTAACGTTGCAAGGGTAGCCTGTTTCTGTTCGGTAGTCATGCCCGCAAATTTAATTTCCAAATCACCAATGATATCAGCAATATCTCTCATTTCTCCGTTTGAATCGAAAAGAGAAACCCCGAAATCATCCCATGCTTTTTTATTCCTTTGAGATGCATCGAAAAGACCATTCAGCATCATGGTTAATCGTTGTCCAGCAAGTTGTCCTTTTATACCTTTATCAGCATAGGCGGCTAAAACAGCAACGCCTTCTTCCATGCTTTTATTAACATTAATCAATGCGGCAGCCGCTTTATTTGTTAGGGATTCAGCAAATTGTTTAACCGAAGCGTTTGCTAAGGTATTAGCACCCACCAACACATCGGAGACTCTAATAATTTGGCAACCGTGGGTAATGCGCCGATTGATTGAGCGGCATCCATCCCCGCAGAAGCAAGAAAGAAATATGCCTGAGCCAATTCTTTAGCAGAATAAACAGTCTGCGTGGACATCTCTTTAGCAGCATCTGTCATTTTTCTACGCATGCTATCAGAGACATCTCCCATAATAGCGAGGGATTCCGTCATAGCTTTGTCAAAATTGGCAAACGCTTTTATTGCACCCACGCCGAAGCCAACCATAATGCCACCAGCAATGGTTAGATTTCTTCCCAATGTTTTGATTTGCTGGCTATTTTTCAGGACGAACCCAGAAAAGCTTTTTTGATCAGCTTTAACTTTTTTTATGGCCGCATCCCATTGATCTTTTTGAAGGTTTAGCTTTGCAACTATTGCTCCAACTTCCCATGCCATTTTGTCCTCCTTATCCTCTCCTTTTAATCTTTAAAGCTTCCCAATTTGCTTCAATCTCCTCACTCTTCCTGTCAATTCCCTCGAGTGCATAATACTCATTTAGCATTTCGTTATAGACTTGTGATGCCTCTTCTCCTCCGCTAAATCCCTCAATATCTGCTTTCTCCTTGCCTCAATAATCCACCGCAGTTCATCCCTTATATCCAGGTTATAGAGCTCCCTATCCGGAAACTGGCCTGGAAACTCTCTCGCTATGAGGATTACGCCTTGTTTCCAGGCCTCTTCCGGTTTTTTGGGATCGTCCTCTTAACCCGCTGGCCTTTTTCGTTCCAGATTTTACCGAATGTGTCAGAGATTAATCTGAGTCGTTCTCTCTCAATTTCCTGAAACTTCTTTTTGACAAAGAAATAAATATCTTCAACCTCACGTTTATCAAGTTTATCGAGAATTTTCTGGTCAACATCAAATAATAATCGAACTATCTTGTAGAGTGGTTCATCATTATCTGGACTAATCTTTTTATCGAGCTCATTAATCTCTGCTAATATAGTTCTGGTTGTTTTCTTGCTCTGATAGACTTCTCCATCAATCTCAATTTCAATCGGATCATAAAGGCTTTTTCTTGTACTAATTACAAATCGGTCTTCATTCATGGCCCCTCCTCAATTATGAAGCGGGTCCATATCTCCACATTTCACCAACTTGCCCGCTTGTGTCATCAGGAAAGCCCTTGAAGATCACTTTGTTTGTTCTCTGTCCAGAATTGTCATAAGCCTGTTCCATTGTAATACGTGGGAAAGCCCTGTGGATATGCAGCCATTCTGTATTAGTGGTAGAAACAACTCCATTCACAATAGGCTTGACAATAACTTCTTTAGCATCGGCAAGTACTGCTGCTCCAACTGGATTACTTACTTTCAGGTAGTTAGCTCCAGCCGAAGCATGGGCAAAACATTTTTCAAGATTAGCAATTTCTTCCTGAGTCAAAGGAACTTCTAACTCGGGGTTGGTTGCTCCGATTGTCACCTCATCCACATCTGTCTCTCCTGCCTGATCCCGTTTGACCGAAGCCCTCAATTCTTCATAACGGAAAAATACTCCACCAAAAGTCTTAGAGAATTCGACATTGTCACCGTCTGGGTCCCAGACTACTACACATGGACCTAAATCACGATTTGGTGCACTCATTTATACCTCCTAAAATATATGCCTATTTTATTGGGATAGAAAAGATTTATCCCATTAAGCATCTTTAATTTCCTATTCATAGTTTTCTTACCTTAAAAATGTAATTCGCACTAAATTCATATCTTCCTTTTTCATCTTGGCCGATATAAACAGGATCGCTACTTGGCTCTATTACCATAGCCACATATTCATCACCAATAATATTTGGTAGCGTCCAGCCCGCTGATCCTTTTGGATAATTCCTATAGATTGCATCATATATAGCCCAGGCTCTTGTTCTGGCTGTAAAATAAGTAATTCCCCTTGATATTACTTGTATAGCCTTATCTACTCGGTCAGGTAAGTCCGGATAAATACTTCCACCCGCCGTCTCCAGAACCACATCGCAGTTATCAGGAGCATCCTGCGGCCTGTGACCGACAAAAAGATCCGTACCAATTGTAAGACCAACCTTTGTAGCAATGAAGGATGAAACCTCTTTTATCATTTTTTTGCCTCTTTAATCGTATCAGCAACGATACCCATATATTTATCCTTCAGTCGAATCATTTTAGTTTCCACATATTTTGGCCCAGGAGCTCTTGCCCCTTTTGTAGTTGTATAATGAAACGTCCCAGGGGGTACTTCATGGTGGCGGTGTGCATATTTGATATTAAAACCGCCGATTATTGATATTTCTTGATTTGTTCTTTTTGTTTCATGCGGATTCTCAGCGCTGCCCGTTCTTGATCCCCATAAATCTCCCATATCTTTTGGTGCTTGAGGGGGGAGGTCAATTGAATCCTTCAAAAGTGCATTCATGGCGTTGAACAATCCTTTTTCTGCGGCACTGGGAATAGTCTGCTCCGTTATTTTCTTGATGCCTCTCTCAAACTCTTTTGTGTCCAGAAAAAAGCCACCTTTACTCATGCCAAATGCACCTTCTGACCAACGATTGAAAAATCCTTAATTTGTCTCACATCAAGAATCGCATATTGAGTCCCATTTATTTTTATGAAATCTTGATGAGTTAATGATTCATCATAGATAATTGTTACCGTTCCCCTCGAAACCACTTGCTCTCCCGCAATATTTCTAATAAGATGTGTTTCCCAATCTACATATCCTTTGACTTTAATTTCAATTGGTGTCAATGGTTCTCCCCATGAATCCTCGCCTTGATGGCGAACAATTATAATACTATCGACACAATATGCCCTAAGCATGTGCCCCCTCCCACTCTTGCCACATTCGCTTTTCTTCACCAGCGTATTTCTCTCTCCACCTTAAAGCCACTTCTGATGTGGGTGAAATACTATGCTCACAGCGGGGGTGCATCCAACTATCATCAAACAATGGATAATATGGATGCTTACCAGACAAAGAATAAACCTGTCCTTCGTGAGGCAAACAAATTTCACATTTTGTACCATGACTCGAAACTTCTACTAAATCATTCTCATATTGATTACAAATATTCTTGACTGCTTCAGTTTGGACATGTCTCAGCCTTGTTCTGGCTACTAATTGAGAATATTTCCGCATGTTATAATTACGACCATTAATATTGATATATTTAGCATCGCCAAATTTCTGATTAAAATGTTCCCTTATGGCTTTATAAGCATACTGCCTGGTTTCGCCTTCCATCATCGCTTCATCCAGAAGGCCAGCAATAATTTCCTCATCTCTCAGATCGAAGGCCTGAAACTGTAAAAGCCCTTGATTCGCCTGCCTGGCTAAGTAAAGAAAAGTGGCTATATTCGTCTTAATGCTCATATTTGCCTTTATAAGGTCATTCATGGTTGCGTTCTCATAATCGCCAATTGTCCGACTGTGCGTCTTTTCTGGGTATTCAACGTTTTTCTTAGCACCTAAAATTTCAAGTTTTACCTTAGATATATCATGAGCCTTCTTATAAGCCATAGGGATAGATTCCTTCGTCCATCTTATCGCCGCCCGATTAAGCCTGCTTATTATACGGTCAATGTTTTTTTGAAGCCTCATCGCTCTCATCTCTTGATAATCTCCAATATCGAAGGAGAAAAGCTCTTTTGTAATCTCTTTCTCTGCTTGTCGATATATCCTTTCAAGCTCATTTGTCTTTTCCCTTAGCGGTATAAGTCCTTGTCGTCTTGCCATTCACAAATCCACCACATCCTCATCAGCCTTCTCATCCTCATCCCTGTCTATATTCACAACCCCAAATGCTTTGGCTGTCTTGAAATCATTTAGAAGTGTATCCACAAATGGTGGTACTGGCAGGCTCATTAAATCATCTTTGCTGTATTTTTCCTTGACTATGCCCGCATCGGTTACACCCTGAGCCTCTAATCCTTTCCTTCTGTCTTCATCGGCTAAGTGCTGTGCCAGATAATAGGCCATTTCGCCGTTAACCTTTTTGAGGATGATTAATTGGCTGGCCGTAGCATTTGCATAAGTCGGTACATTATATCTTGGGTCGTAATAGATGCGGTTATAGGCGTTCTTTACGGCCTTAGTTTTGGTGGCATCACCTGATAGGGCATCCCAGGCATCAGTTACCAATCGTTCGTTTGTAAAATAGGATTTAGCATCATCTAAGTCGTTAAACCATCCAAGTGACATTTCTCACCTCATTTATATGTGTATTTTTTTCTTAACGACCATTTAAAACGAAACATGTAATTTCCTTCGGCATATAGTCGGGAAATCACATTACCATCAGCATTATAAATATATTTATATATTTGCCAACCCTCATCTGTTTCTGATGTATTAGGATTAGCCCTTCCAATATAAATAGGATTTTTTGTCCCTTCATAGTCACATTTGATAATGACTGCGTCATTTACCATTTAATCCCTCATAAATATCTTTTCTGTTCTCCTGAGATACTCATCATTTAGCCTCATTATTTTCGCTCTGATTTCATGATCAAAATCCTCCCATGATGTTCTCAACCTTTCAGGGGCTGCGTTTACCTTCGTAGTCAACATCTTCTCGTCAACCTCAACATTATCAACTCCAAAATATTCAAAAATATTCCGCAAATATCCTAAATCTGTTGTCATTCGCCTGAATGAGATGACATGATAATTTCCTGATTCTACCAGATTCAGAAGATGAGGAATGGCTTTTTGAATGTCTCTGAAATCCTGATTCCATTTTTTCTTGAGAATACTAGCCCATCTTTCCTGGCTATGCCAGGAGGTAATGGATAGCCAGAGATCTATGGGGTTTCTTAGAATAATTCCTTTCTTTTCGCATTCTATCTTATCTATTATAAATCTCAGATAACTATTAACTTCACCGTAAAAATCCCGATTAAATCGTTTCTGTATTTCTGGGACTGTTACCGTCCATTTCTTAGACTTATTCATGTTTTCAGCAAGGAATTTTGTCCCCGATCGTCCCATAGCAGTTATAGCAAAATTTCTCATCTATAGTTCCTCAAATAATATTTATTGTAAAACGCCTCTCTTATCTGCCTCGCTTTTTTATTGAAGAAAAGACATTCTTCATCATTGCTCTCTGGCAATTTCTCATAATTCTTTGTGGAAATAACCCATTTCCTGATATGTGGGAAAGCTTTCATTTGCCAAAACAAATCTTCAATCGGACTTTTACATCCTCTAAGATCAAAGGCTAAATTGTCTCTCGGTGTAAATGTACAAATCCCGACAAAATCGACCTCGGTTATTTCTTTTATCTCCTTTCCCTCAAGAGCTTTTGTATTTCTATAATAACTTTCGCCATTGAATTTTCTGCCATGTATCCCCAGGATTCCACCTTTATCCCTATTTCTGAGAAAATCATTTATAAGTCCTGGCTTGGGTAAAAGATCATCATCAGTCTTTATTACATAATCGCCTCTAGTCAACAGGGCTACAGCATGACGGATTTTATTTCCAGGATCAGGATAACAATATACATAATTGATATCAGAATAACGCATACCCTCTTTTGAGCAATCGCATAGCCAGACATTAGAAGTTTCATTTAACCAGGCAGAGATAATTTTTCCCAAATTAGCCTTTCGCCTGTAAGTTACAATCACAACCGACACTTTAGGCATGATCACGTTCCCCCTTTCCTCTTCCCGGTCCCTTCTGTGTCCTTGCCACTACTCGATCCCACCAGAAATGGTTTTTCGTATTCTTATAACATGAAGAAATAAAACTAAAATCACCACCAAGTCCAGCCAGCGTAGGCCTGCCAAATTCATAGATATTTGCCATCCAGACATCACGCCGAACCGCAAGACAAAACGAAGCTATCATAGCAAATTTAGGAGCTGCTTTCCAGACCTCCGGTCTTGGGAATACGCCAACACCATTTATTATTCCCTTGAAAAATATAATCTCTGGTTTTTTTCTATTAATCTTCTTCCTGAATGTCTCAACAAATTCTGAATCAATAAGTATATCATCATCATCAAGAATCATTGCATATTCAGCATCTATATCTTTTATTTTTGTTAATGAGCGATTAGCAGAGGCCACGCCATAGCCTTCAGAAGTCTTGTCATCCCGATGAAGAATATGGATATAATCATTGCTTGTTTGCATCTTGATAGATTCTATACACTTTTTAAGCATATTCGGCCGCTTAGGATGGACACGGGTAATAAAAGCGATAGTTTTCATTTATAGACCCATCCTTGTTCTATTTCATTAAGATTTTTCTTTTTACGTACAATGCGAGTACCACGAGTATCATGTCTTATATATTCCTTCGGTTTCCCTTTCCAACCATAGCCCTGACTAGCCGAATGGCCGAGGCCAGGAAATTCCTTTAATATCTTATTTGATAATCCCCGTTTATAAATGTCTCGCATTGTCAAATAACAGGGTGCACCATGATGAACATAGGGGTGAAATTTCCTATAATTCTCGATATTTATTAATTGAAAATAAGGATGTAAATATAGCATCCATTCCTGTCCTTTATGTTCAGGCTTAACTCCATAATCATAACCATCCATCCCAACTTTTTGTATGAAGCCGACCCCGAATGTGTCCTCTTCCATCATCTCCAACATGGCCTGAACAGGGGATTTCAGCATCTCTATATCGGAATCAAAAATAAGAGCATACTTTGTTTTAGCATTATTTATCCCCATTACCATACCCTTACCATGACCGATATTATATCCGAGAGAAATAACAGTGGTCAGATTAGACGATAGGCTTTTAATATAAGAAGCACACGGGTCTTTTGGATCAGACCCATCGATAATAATAATAGGCATATAAGGATGAAATTTACGGACTGAATTGTAAGCCCGCTCTATTAAATCCTTTGTGTTATAACAGACAGTTATTCCGGTTATATCAGGAAAATATAGTTGATAATTATTATCTGTCAACTTCTTATTAAGTACATCCATATAAATATTATAATCCTTAGGTATCCACTTCTTGAGGACTGCCCTGTCTTTATCTTGAGGATATTTTTTATAAAATGTCGGATCATGACCTCTGCCTATTCCAGTCCTTCCGGGAAGCCCCTTCATACCGACATAGAGGGGATTTCTATCATCATCTAAAAAAATAAATCCTCGTCCTTTTTTACTAATCTTTTTCCATAAATCAAAATCTAGATAAACATTATTTCTGTCTAAAAGAGCTTTAAATTCTGGTAGAAAGGAACTCCTGAAACCCGTCTCTGCAAGAGAGGCATGAGTGGTATTCCCAATCTTAAAATAACCGCCCGAAGGCAGGTGATAATACTTGCTCTTTCCAATACCTACAACCTCATATCGATCAAGTCCAAGTGCCATCTTCGCTATATATTCAGGTGCATAATACTCATCATCTTCTATAATCATAATCTTATCGCCATTTATAAGCGGCATCGCTTTCTTAAGATTAAGGATGAGTGTATGTTTGGGGTCGCTAGGTTGCGGTTCTCTTCTCACATATTGCATCAGCATAGATGGTTTCATGGGCTTTTTGCCATCATCTACAACAATCCATTGGTCTGGCTGCCTCGTCTGATGCCTCATCCACTGCTGACATAGGGCAAATGCTAATGGTCTATCTCCTGTCGGTGTTATCGCCGTTATTGTCTCCCGCCTGATATCCTCAAACTTGCCGAATTCAAAGCACCTTAAGGTGCTATTTGGATTGAGGTTTATGACTTTGATTCCTTTTTGTTTCAATTCGGGTGCAATCTTCTCAAAATATATTTTGAATTTCTTATAAACGGATTCAGGTTGCTTATCAGGATATTCGGTATGCCAATGTCCCCCTCTCATGTCAAAACCCAACAAATAAATAGGATTAGCACCTAGACACACAGCTAAGTTCAAAGCCGCATAGCCAGAATTGCAGCCACTGGCCAACCCATCTTTTAAGGACCACGAGAATCCATCAGTACCGATACAATTCAAGAGAAAAATATCTTTCAGATATGAATATTTTGCTGAATCAACCCAGACTTTATAGCCTTTGAAATTATCGAACTTCTCTTTTGCTTTTTGGCCCAGTTTGCCTCTAACTATCCATTTATAAAATTCATAATCCATTGCAAACATAATTGAACAATCGACTTTCTCATAAGCCCTATTCACCCCAATAATAAGTTCACCATTAAGCTTTGAGAAATCGAATCCTTTGAGACTCTCGCCGCCACCGATAATGAAACATCGATGGCCTTTCCATGCCCCATCTTCAAGTACTTCTGAAAAATGTCTATTTACTTCTTGAGTATAAGGAAAATAACCAGGTATGGCCCCGAATTTCTTCTTTCTTAGTTCGGCCCAAATCCTGCGATATTCATCTTGCTTGCTCTTTTTTTCAACTATTCTATTTACTGCCGTATCACGTGTAGTTATCATCTGTGTTATAATTTTTCGTGTCTTTTGCACATTTTCTCTTTGTTGCTGCTCTTTTTGTTCTAAAATATGTTTAATATTTCGATTTCTGGTAGTTATCACCTGTTCCACTTAATACCTCCAATTGTTCGCCGGTCTATATCATTAGGTTCAAGTTTAACCTCGTAAATTTCTATACATTCCGTGTCACGAATCGCCCTGAATTTGTGATATACATCAGGAGGAACAAAGGAGCTTTCCCCATCACCTATAATCGTTTTATCCACGCCCTTTTCCCTCCAGATAGATATCTCAAGCTGCCCGTTGATAATATAGAACAAATTCGATTTTTTTGAATGTTTGTGTTCTGAACAATAACCTCCTTTCCTGATCCAGAGATAATGGATAGAGACTCTACCATCGTTAAAAATCTCTTCCGTCTCTCCCCAAACTTTACCTTGTTTATTCATCTTTTCCTTTTAGATAGAAGAGAGGCCGCCCGCTTGTCTGACGGCCTCTTTTATCCTCAACATCAACATCAATTATGCTGTATCGCAGCGTTCCAATTGATCTGTATCTGCAATCGCTCCACCGAAAGCCATCCAACCTGCTACCGTATCGGTATAAGAAAGAATGTCAAAATCAGCAAAGGTAGTCAGATCCATTCTATAACCAGCAACAAGACGCTTTTTGGGGAAAATCACCCAGTAATGATCTGTATCAGTCAGCATGGTAGTGAAAATAGGCCTGAAGTTGTAATCTATGACTGAGGGAGACCCACCCACATTGTCATAAGTGTAATTCAGAGCTTGTTTGATTCTTGCTCTCAGTTGAATGGGAGCAAGAATGACAAAGGATATATTCTGCGGTGAAACCCCATAGCCCTTAGTCTGGTTAGCCAAAAGAATAGTCTGAGCAGCAAGATTCAGAGTGGCCGCATCTCTACCAGCAAGATAACCCCTGTTTCCAGCAGCAATACCATCAGGATGAGCCTGCCAGGCAATATCAGCCTTCGTTCCAGCAACCGCCTCAATCAGAGCATAGAAAGTGGCTGCCCGGATTCGGTAAGCCTCATTCCTAAACTCAATTGCATTCTCTTCAAGAGTCCAGTATTCCTGATTCTCAAAAAGGCTGCGATGCCAACCTAAAGCCCCGCCACTGCACATTGTCAATGGCAAAACCATCACGCCTTGAGCCGGTATAATCTCGGATATTGAAGATTTCCTCAAATCCGTTATCATATACAGCCAGTTCGTGATATTTATCAATGACTTCTTTAGCAGTGGCAGGAAAATCGTTCAGGGTAGCGAAATACTGGAGTTTGTTCTTTTCGATTTCCTTTTTCTTCTCTAGAAACTTCTTATTTTCAGCGAATTTCCCAGGAGTGAATTTGTCAGGTAAAGCGAAAAAGAACTGGAGTGCCTCCATAAGCTGTCGCTGGTGGTTGGGATCTTTCTTTTGCGGATCAAAAAGCTTTTCTGGATCAACCCTTGTCCAATCTTTGATTATTTTTCCTCTCATTATCTACCTCCTTATAAAGGCTCAGTTAATGAAGCCTTATCGCCCTTCAAGTCAATCATTACCAGCTCATCACTTTCACCAGCAGCCCTTACAGCTATTCCAATCCAATAGTAACCAGTCTGATAGTTGGGGGTTACAGATGCACCCTGTGTGCCAGACCAATAGACCTTGTCACCAGGAGAGAAGCTCTCACCAGTTCCGGTTAGCTTGTAGACGTTGATCTTCTCGGCATGATAAATGAGAACACCTTCATCGCCCGATTCGATTTCTTTGTCCAGCTTTTCGCCTTGACTTCCGTACTGGATATCAAGAGTCAATACACCAATAGCGTCCTGAATCTTATAGAGCTTACCCTCTTCATAAGCGACACCAGATTCAGCATGAGTGAATTTAAAACTGCGCCAATCTCCTGAAGGAGTGGCTGTTCTTAGAAATTGTGCCATTTCAGCCTCGGTTGTTATAGATTTTTTTTTCGCCCGGATAATCAACCACACTATCCGTCGCCATTTTTTACGCAGCTTATACTTTTCAGTCAGGTATAAGCTCGTTCTCTTCGCCCGATCCTCCGCCTCCTGGCTCACCGCCACCTTTCTTCTCTTCTTTCTTCCCCTCTTTTATGCCAAATATTTCTGCTGTCGCTTTGTACTCTTCGAGCATAGAATCCATGAAGGTATCAACCTCTTTTTCAAGCTCATCGGGTTTTTCCGGGTTGAATGAATTCCGCTTTTTTTCAATAAACTTAATCTGCTTTTCGTCTAACTTGCGCTCTTTGGCTTTTTTGCTGAAAAGGTCAGCGGCCTTGACTTTCGCAGATTCAACGCTTACCTTTTTTATCATCTCATCTTTTTCATTCAGCTTTTCTTTGAGCTTTTCGTTTAGTTCTTCTGCCTTTTTTCTTCTGGCATATTCAGTGGTGGTTTCTTCTTGGACTGTGGCCTTAATTGCACCCTTGACAATAGGATCGTCGATCAAAGCATCTCGTCCGAATATCTCACTCGGACTAATGCCCTCCTCACTCACAAATTTTTTAATCTCTCCAAGAGTAAGCACTTTTCCACCTCCGTCATTAAATTGGGAGTGGCCATTCGCAAAAGCCTGTATTTGGGAAAGCAGTGTAGCGCCTGCAAACCCAGGCTTTTCGACCGCAGAGCTGCCTAAAGCAACTCCAGTTACACCCGCCACATCAACAGCTTCAATGCTGTCTCTGGTTGGGTCTATGTCAATATCTGCCTCTATTGACGCTACATCAAGAGGCAGGCTTCTATATTCTGGATAAATATAAGTGACAGCTATCGCACTTAATCTGTCTTTAATTTTCTTTACAGCCTTACCAACTATCTCACCTATCGGAATTCTCCCTTCATGTTCATTAGTGAAACCATGACCGTGAAAAACTTTTGTTCCAAACTGGAGCTTCTCCACCAATTTATTAATAGCAGAGGAAAACCAGTTTTTTATCACTGTTCCAGCCCCAACTTTTTTCCCCGTTGCTTCACCTTCATGGCCAACCACATAGGCTCTGAATACAGGAGTTGGGTCTTTCTCTTTAATTTCTCTATATATCTCCGATGGCACAATATTCAGAATTTCAGAAGCCGCCATCTGCTGGAGTTGGGCTAAGAATTTCATTTTTTCTTATTCCTCCTTGCCCTTGCAGTCCGTAATTTCTTTTCAGCCCTCTTCTTCTGTTCCGCAACTTCAGCTCGCTTTAGCCGTTCAGATACATCGGTGGGGTCACCTATCATCTCTGTTGTTATTACTTTATCTGGTTTCCTATATGGGTCGGGAGCTTTAACATTTTTAGGATTTACATCCACTTCAACATAAAACTCTTTATTTTTTACTTCTTTGTTAATATTAGTTGCTATCAATGGCGATACCTTAGGCTTTTTGTCAGTTTTAGGCTCTACTATTTTTGTAGTTATCATCATTCCCCCCTAGCTGCCTCAAACCGGCCGCCATGTTCCTTACAATGTTTTCTTGCTTGGGCAGCCGTCCAGGATTCCTTTGGATAACGATAGGCCTGCTCGGTCATAGCCTTCTGACCCTTAAGCCTGCCTACGATAATATGATAAATTCTACCTGCGCTTTTACGTGATATCCGGCGGAATCGGCCTTTCTGGAAGGCGTCGGGATCACGCAAGCGACAAGCATGTTCATTTGGGTATGGCATTTTATCCCTCCTCCCCCATAAATGGGAATTCTTTCTCCTTCCTTAAATCTTCATTTTCTCGTTTAATTCGTTCAAACTCACTATTTTCTTTATTTTGCTTCCTCTCCAATTCCATATCAACATCCATCCCTGGAATCTGCTCAAGAAACGCTTCGTCTGAAATCTTGCCTGCTATACAAGCCGGTAAGAATATCTTCTCAATTCGTTCATAATGATCTTTGGTTATAATCGGAATATTAACTCTAATTTTATCTGGATTGAGTTGTTTAGCCTTGCTCATTCCAAGATATAAGGCATTGTTATACATCTTCATGGCCTTCTTAATTATCTCCTCATAAGCTCCTATCCACGTTTCCCGTTCCTTGGTGGTTGCGGCTATTATCATCTCCATAAGATTTTCAGCCGTTGCCCTGTTTGACATGAGTTCTGGAAAGCCGAGAAAATGAATAGGAATCCCCGTGTTTCCTGATATGAGTTTTGCGTTGGTAACAATCTCTTTCTCTATAGATTCAATATTGCTGGTATCAAGGGTTATAAATTTAAGGTCTCCGGTTCCGGCTGTTACTCTCTTAATCTTGAAGTTCTTGTCTTGAAAGCTATCTAGCATTTTGTTGACTTCTTGTTCTGTCTCGCATTTTCCATATAGAATCGGACCACCGAAAATGTGGTTAATTTCTCTCCAATCTCTTAAAGCTCGATCTAAATTTTCTATTTGGGTCAAACACGGCATTATTTTAGGCTTTGCTTCATTCGGACTATAAACTCTCCCTCCAAATTTCTTATAGACAAATTGATTAACATTTAAAACCTCATCCTTATCTTTATTTTTTGGTTTCCAGCTTAATTTTAAATAATCAAGATAATCTTGCGGATTAGTTTCTACTATATAACGCTTATCAAGCCAGCTTATAAACCGAACTGATACTATATATCTATCTTCATCTTTTATGGCTTCTTCATCTTCTTCCAGAGCTAATTTCAAAGCTATCTTTCCCTCAATCTCTGCTTCTTTCGCAAACTCTTGGGCAACTTCCCCATCAAGATCATTATATTCTAGGAAACGTTGTGTCCAATCAAACTCCCTCTCTGCATCTTTTTCTTTCTTAATAATATTAATTCCCTCACCTATAATAAAAGCCGCCCGGAGATCAATTATTATTCCAGTTTGTAATACCCCCCAATCAGCCACTCCTCTATATTTTCTATCTATCTCCTGAATAGCAGAGCTGTAGCTTGTATATCTATTACCCTTATAAGCAGTGCTCTTTTCAACCAAAGTAAGAATATCATCTCTGACAAGGTGCTGAAGTTTTGATAATCGATTCTCCAGTTTGGTAAGTCGTCCCTTCTGTGAAGCAACTTTATACCTCATCATTTGGACATTTACCAAATTTTTCAATATATCCTTTACGCTGGCCATATGTCCCTCATTCCTACTTCAGATATAGCAAAAGCACCGCTTTGCCTTTTACAATGTGTAAAAATACCATATCGGATAGCAGACATAGCGTGGTTATTAAATTCAATGGGCTTGGGAAGCCAATTCCCATTTTTATCCTGCTGTCTTACATAACTTCGCTGCTCTCTAATTATATTCTCACTCCCATCTATAATATGAATTTTCTGATTCTGTAAAAAATCTATTCCCGCTATCACAGAATCGGGACCCTTCTTAGAAGGTTTTGCAGTAAAGCCCATGTCACAGAGTTCTTGAATGGATTTTGGCTCTGCACTGTCCCAATAAGAAATATCACTCTCCCTACCTTTTTTTACTCCCTTTTTCTCCATTTCGTGTCCAAGTTCAATATTCGTTAATCCGGTTCGATAGATTACCTCCTCAACCCAAAATTCATTGGCTTTCCTATAAATTCTTATCAACGCCGCCGGATCTACGCTGTAACCGAAGTCGCCACCATAGAAAATCTCATCAGGATTGCTTGGCGGTTTATCCACAACATCCCAATTAAAAATAATGCCTTCAAGCTCTCCCCATTTTCCTAGAAAATAAATATTATAATAATTCGGATTGTGGTTTTTAGTCGCTTTAAGCCTCTGAAGTTCACGCTGTGTCTTCTTTAAAGCTAGATAATCAGGGTGGTTGTCTAATATTGTATATCGCAATTTTTCAACATTGCCGATATTTTTTTCAAAAAACCGTTGATACAGCCAAGAGGTTTTACCTATCGGATTGAAATCAATAATTATCTGCTCAAATGCAGACCTGCCTCCACGTAGTCTTCTTAAACATTCCTCATAATCAGGTTCTCTTAATTGTGCTGCTTCGTTTATCCAGACAAAATCAATATCCGTCTGTGATTTAAGCTTTTCATAATCTTCTTTATTATTAAGACTTTGGAAAATAAATGTCATATTCAAACATCTGGCAATCCAATCGGCTTTATTAAGGTTGAACGGCATTTTAAAAAGATTTGCCCTCTTCTCCAGGATTTCTAAAACCGATACCCGGAGGGCAGGAAATGTCTTTCTAATAACCAGAGCCTTGAGCGGCCTGTCTTTCTGCCAAATAGTTTGACATAATAATTTATCAGCGATCGAATAAGTTTTGCCCGCATTCGCCCCACCATAAACAATAAGCTCTGGATTAGTGGACTGAAATAATGATGAATGGTTTGGGTTCAGATATTGATTAAGATTAAGTATCATAGCCAATATTAATAAAAATATCTTCATTCTTTCGCATTGCCCGTTTTCGGCATAAATTTCTCAGAAATCTCATATATTATTTCTGCAAGTTTATCACCTGGTTCTACGAACATTCCTAAATGTCTTGCTAACATTTCAAGTGCTTTCGTTTTACTGTGAAGCTTTAAACTCATTGTCCGACCATTTTTATTAACAGATTCATTCATGCTCTCTATAGCCCGAGTTCTTTGCCCTTTTATCTTCCTGAAAGGATAAAATTCCAAGCTCCCATCTTCTTTTATTTGCCCATAATGTCTAAAATCCGAAAAAGCCAAGATCGCAAGCTCCTGAAGAACCATATCCTGAGTTATTTCTGTCCTCTTCTCACGTTTCTTTATTAATCTTTGAATTTCTCTTTGAACCTTATCATTCGTTAACATTCTATGACCTGTAAGCCTTGCCGATTTTACATTTTTACTGTACCCAGCTCTTATAGTTGCCTGTGTAGCATTTAAATCTTTTAAATATTCGGCACAAAACCTTTTCTGCTTCGGACTTAAACTCATTCCTTCCCCCTCATTTTATATGATTTAGTTTCCTCCTAATTTCTTGAATGTCTCCTTTCATATTCTCTATATCCGTTTCGAGTCTTACCAATGTTTTCCCATTATCTATACAAATTTGAGCCTTTCCAGGTCCTGGATTATTTAATTTGTTCCGTTTACCATTTATCTCATTCTTTTTCACTATAGTCTTTCTTGCTTTATAATCGAAGTATGCCTTTCCCCATACCGTTAACATCCCCAGAAAATTAACTATTATAACAATCCACAAAGCCTCAGACATCTTTCATCCTTTTTTTATTTTTCTCTATCTTTTTCCCCTTCAGTACCTTAATTATCCTCTCTATTAACGGTATGATAATAGATGCCTTCCTAAGAATTCCTAAAATATTAATCCTCGCCACAATCACCTCCTCCTATAAACTTTTATCAGGGTCCCAATTTTTAAACGGATCAATAATCTTAAAATTTGTGCCTCGACAATTAAGGCGTCTTATCCTTACATAAGCATTATGTCTAACAGCATCCTTAACAGTTCTTGTTTCCGATCCCCCGCCCGCAGCTTCTATTATTTGAGAATTATTAATAAGTATTGCAACATGATTGACCTTCCCAGAAGGCTTAAACCAAAAAACAAGACAACCGGCATAGGCAACTTCCTTTGTGTCTCTACCCTCTTTAAAATTTAGATAAATCTGGTGTGCCGTACAATCATAACCGTCTTTTTCAAGACCTACTGATTGAAGGAATTCATGGACAAGACCGTTACAGTCAAAGCCCGAAAAATCGTCGCCTCCCCAAAGATAAGGCGTGCCCACCCATTGCTTAATATAACTAATGGCCTCCTTTCGTAGAAATTCGGCCTTCAAAATGTTGCTCATTAATTTTATTAAAACACAGTAATGGGAAATTTGTCAAGTTTATTACCTTATGAAATTTTATAGAAATTACTTATCTGTATTATTTTCAGAGGATATTTGTTCACCATCAGCGTCCACTGTCCACCCCCAAAATAAGGGGAGAGTGGACGGACGACCATTTAATACCCCCTGCATATAGTGCAGGGGGGTATTTAAATAATGGCACTTGTCCATTACTCGTCCACCACTCCATAATTGCTTTTTAGGGGGGGAAGAACCCTGCAGCGTCCACCACCGTCCACCCTTCGTCCACCCTTCCGTTCACCATATGCCCTGAGGGGTCTCGATAGTATTTAGAAGATATATTCTCCGGATATATTTCGTCCACCATTCGTCCACCATTTGTCCACCCCCTCATTGTTCCCTGTCCAATAGTTTGTAATATCCTTCTTGATCTTTCTCTATACCCATTTTTGTAATTGTTTTCGCAGCCATGGATTTACTGCATCCTATTACTTCTGCAATCTCTCTCACGCTGCGAAAGCGTTCTCCATTAAGCATTATCTCTTTTATACGTTCAGGTACGGATACCAGGACATCGTTTATTTCTACATTGAAACTGAAATTTGTAATTGTAAATTTTACATGTAGACGTTTGGGGTTTTCGCTGCTCTTAAAGTGTCTCATTACTCTTACGGTATTTTTGTCGTCGGTTTCTCTTATTTGCCATCCCCATTCCGTCCATGCGTTCAAGAATTGGCTTCCCCATATAGATGCCCTATCCTCGGTCCTACTGCCGGCCACTGTTGTATGGTGAGCGATAGCAAAGCCGGTATTATATTTATCACGTAGTTTTTTAAGAAAAAGCATAGCTTGTGCTCCAAGAGCCATATAGTCTTTAGCTGAAACCCCAGAGTAAAGGGGATCGATTATTGTAAGAATAGGTTTCAGTTCTGCAATTTTAGTTTCGAATCTAGTCATACAGTTTTTATCTTCTAAATTAAGTTCACGGTCTACGTGCCAGTGGATGGGCATTGTATCAAGTTCATGTATGAAGCTACAGTCTAATACATATTCCATATCTCCGTTTATTTCTTTTTCCGTCGGCATTTGTTGTTTGAACATACAGGCAATCCGTTTCATTATCATTGAGAATGGATCTTCCTGTTGAATGAAAAGAATGGGTCCGTGCTTCATTATCGGATATTGTCCAAGAAATGGATAACCTGTTGCGATAGCAAAGGCCAGTGCTTCCAATACCCATGTTTTATATGAGCCTGGAGGTGCAACGATTAGTCCACATGAGGCTTCGGGTAACCAACCGTCTATAATCCATTGTGTTTCGTCTTCTCCGTAACGTCTTAGCATTTCTGTGGTTGTAAGGGTTTTAAATTCTTTTTTCTGTTCATCTGTAGATTTCCTGATTTCTCTTTTAGCTATGGAATATACAATTTTTCGAACTTGTTTTGTTTCAAGTGGGGGTTTACAATATGCGGTGTTTATAGCGTTGGCCAGAACAATTACTTCGTTGATTGACATGCCGGTATGGAAAAGCCGTCCCACTAATTTTGTTAGACTTATATCACGTTCACCTTCTGGTATATTAGTATTCCATTTTACTGGCGTGGTAGTACGTTTCGTAATAAGTTCAAGAAGTGCTGGGGGCGGTGCAGCTATTTCGGCACTCCTATCATTATCCCAGTTATATATGACTACATATCCACCGTCTCCACGTGCATCGACGCCGGGCAAAAATCGCACCGCATTAGGCACTATTGTACCTGGATGTTTGAAATAATAATGTTTGCCTCCTCTAGGCGTAGTTGCAGTCAGGACGGATTTCCCCACATATGGTTTTATAGCATGCTCCCCGGCTGCATTGTCAACATCAACCACAATGATCCCGGACACAGTACCTGTTACAACGGCAATGTCGGCATTAGGCCATTTCCGCCACCATTTCCGTATTTCACTTTCGGTTGCTCGTCGTTTTTGATATTCCTTCCAGCTTGAGAGTAAAGGTTTTTTGTTCTTTACGGGTATTATGCTCCATCCAAGGTTTAAATAATATAACGCATTTTTAAGTGTTTGATTATTTTTTTCAGGCATCCTTAACCTGTCCGCTCTTTCCTATAATTGGGGTCATAAGACGTTTAAAATCTTTAAATCTCAGGAAAACCAGGGCGTTGTCGTCAAATCTTTTTTTCTCTTTCATTATTACGATAGGTATTTTGCCTTTCGGCGCATTTCTTTTAGCTTGTTTATAGGGATTAGTCAATCCTTTAGGTAGGTTTTTTAGTAATTTTACTTCGATTGATAAAAGACTGTGTTCTACGTCTTCTTGTTCCAGTTCTCCTGCTCTAACTCTCCGGCCTCCAAGTGCTGCAGCGATTCTTCTCTCATATTTTTTCCATGCTGGATTGCTCATTTCTTCTCCTTTAATCTAATTTTTCTTTCTTTTTTTAACTCCTTATACTAAATTCTACATAAGCCCGCCAATGAATTAAACAATCTTTTTTAATATCATAAAATTCATCTATATCTGGAATTGGAGGGCTGTAATTTACAGTGACCGATTCGGCCTTTCTTAACATTTCAATAAATTCGTTGATTTCTTTTTTAGATAATTTTTTAGACATTTTGATTCCTTTCACCCTCCCCTTCCCCTTATATCCGTTACTTAGTTGCTTATTCTCTTTTTCTGACTGAGTTTAAGATTTTCTTAGCACCGTTGGCTAGAGCCCAGGCTGCTATTGCTACTAAGAGTACATTGAAGTTAATGTTATAACCTGATTTTAGAGCTGCATAGACAGCAACACCGATTGACACAAAGAACGAAAGCAGCACTGAATACCAGCCACGCCAGTTTTCATCCGGGATGTTAAGCCAGTTCTTAAGCCAACTCTTAATTGTCTGAGTCAGAGCAACGACTAATGCAACGATTGTTTCAAGTCCCATAATTTACCTCCTTTCAAAAAAATTCACAAGAGTGTTTATCGAAAACAAAAACATTCTTGCCAAAACCTAAGACTAATCCAGTATATAACCACATTTCATTAAACGGATGTTCTTTTCGCCAGTTGTTCATGAAAGATACGTCTATAAATAAATCATCAGAATTTTCTGGTATTAACATAATGATGGGTTTAATCTTCTTCATTTTATGTCTTCTATCGAGTCTTGTTTTTAACATATTTTTACCGTCCTTACCTCCTTTTTAGATTTTCGTCTTTGACATAGATAGCGGCTTTTGAGTAATAGTAAGTTAGCCAAAGGTTTAAAGCTTTAGTCAGCACCTCTACTCTTTCTCCACAGAAAAGAGATTTGTTCTCCTCTACATTATGTAGAATCCGACCGTTATCCGTCTTGTAAACCTCAAATATAACTCTCATTTTTTACCTCCTTTAACACAGCTAAAACCACCTTGAGTATTGCCTCAAGTGATGTCGCACCAAAGGCTGTTTTAACTTTTCTTTTCCCTACTACTAATTTTGTAGAAGCTGAAATAAAACTGCTTCTTGTTTGTATTGATAAAGTTATATAAACAAACCCCTTCTTCCTCAGCCATTCTCTTGCATCTTCCCATGTCCAGAGAGGAAAATACTTTTGTTTATCATCATAGTCACTATCCCAAAATTTTTCTTCATTAGTAATTTCAAATTGATTGCCTGCTTTTGTTCTAATTACTCCTACAACCAAGAAATAATTCTTATATTTTTCAACAAAAACCCAGTCTCCCTGTCTTGGAGGCTTCCGATAACGACGAGCAATCTCCTTACAAAGCCTTATTTCTTCTTTTGATGGTTTCATTTTTCCTCCTTTCTTTCTTTCTCTTCAATTTTAATTCCATGCCATCTTCCATCTTGGCTATACAAAGCCATGTCCAGACAAGGAAAAAAGCCAGGCTGATTACTATTAAAATCTTCATTTTTCCTCCGGCCAGATATCCTCTAAGTCTTGCTGATATATTCTTATCGCTCTTTCAAGTGCTTCCATCTTTTCTTGTTCAAGTTGTTGGATTCTTTTCTCAATCTGTTTGTTCTCTTTCTGAAGCTTGTCATACCAGAAGTTGGACCCATGATATGCTCCAATAAAGCCGGTTGCAAGGCCGAGAAAGAAGCCGATAGCCAGCATTAAAAGAGCAAGCCCAGTCTTGCTGAATCTTTCTACAGCCATAGTGTATTCCTCGGTCGCCTGGATTCAAATAGTTTTACAATGAGAATAAATGGCAAGAATAAAATTACCACGGTAATGACGACTAAAAGCGTAATGACAGTCATTATGGCTCTCAGTGTAAAACAAAAAGCATTAATTATTTTTTCACCCATTTATACCTCCTTATTATTTTATAATACCTTCTGGGCCAGCCGTTCCTCGGCTATCTTGCAGTATTCTGGATTCATTTCTATGCCAACAAAATTACGATATAAATCTTTAGCAACTCGTAACACAACCCCAGAACCCATCATTGGGTCAAGAATAATATCGCCTTCATTGGAGGAAACTTTAATAAAATGACTGATTAAGTTGTAAGGTTTTGCCGTAGGATGTTTCCATCTATTTTTTCCCATGGGATAAGTTCCCTCCCAAAAATTATGCATTTCTCTTTGGTTTGTGAAATTAAAAGTATGTTTTTCGTTATGTGCCCATAAAATTAATTCACAACTTGAAAGGTAAGAGGTCTTTGAAATTTGTATTGCAGGATTTGGTTTATGCCACACGAAAAGACTTACTCTTTTAAATCTTTTATCTAGAAGATCAAATACAGTTCCAAAAATACGATAACTTACAAAAATATAAATAGTTCCATTTCTCTTTAAAATTCTTGTGCTTTCATTTATTAATAATCTAAAATCTTCAAATTTATCCCAATCTCCAAAATAAAGATTTATTGGCTTCTTTCTTCCTGGGTGGGTAATTTCTTTTTGGGCATATCCAGATATTCCATAGGGCGGGTCTATTATAATTAAATTTACACACTTATCGGGCATTTTCCTCATCACCTCCAAACAATCCCCACAAATTATCTTGTTAATAAAATCGTCAGGCCATTTCATTTCACAATACCCCCTGAGCCAATCGTTTTTCAGCTATTTTACAGTATTCCGGGTTCATTTCTATGCCGATGTACCAACGCTTTAATTGTTGAGCCACGAATAATGCCGTCCCGGACCCACAGAACGGGTCAAGAACTATCCCGCCCTCTGGGCAGCCGGCTTTTATCGGTTTTTCGCATAGTTTTTCAGGAAATACAGCAAAATGAGCCTTAGGGAAGGGTTGTGTATTAATCATCCATATATCACCTGGATTCTTACCAAGCGCATTTGGCCTCATATCCCTATTACGATAAGTTGTCTGTCCAGTCGCTTCGTCCCACGTAGATTTACCTTTAGCTATTAATTTATCGCCGCCCCATCTGTTCAATGGCTTTATATAAGGCTCTCTTATCAAATCTAAATCAAAGTAATATTTTTTATTTTTAGAAAATAGAAATAGATACTCCCATTTATTACTAAATCTATCTTTAACTGATGAAGGCATTGCATTGGGCTTATGCCAGATGATTTTATTTCTAAGAATCCAGCCGTCTTGAATTAATGACCATGCCAGCCGTTCTGGAATCATCAGGAGACATTTAGGCATTAACTTTTTTAGTTGACAACCCCTCATTAATCCTCCCTGAAATCCAGCATCATTCTTATGCCATTCTTTGTGATCGCCACCTGATCCCCCATAAGTATCCCCAATATTCAACCACAGCGTCCCTTCCTTCTTCAGCACTCGCTTAACTTCGTTAAAGATGTTAGTGAGGTGCTTAATATACATCTCTGGCGTTGGCTCAAGCCCAAGTTGGCCTCTCCACGCTCCGCATTTTTGGCATATACATTGTTTGTTTATAAAAAATGAGCCTTTATTGGTATCTTGTTTATATCCTCTTCCGCCAGAATTTATTCTTTTTATCTCATCCCCCCATTCATGCTTACAATCTTTATTTCCACCAAATATTTGTTGGATACCATAATCCCTGAGACCCCAGTAAGGAGGACTTGTTAGAACCATATCTACACACTCATCGGGCATTTTCCTCATCACCTCCAAACAATCGCCGCAAATTATCTTATTAATAAAATCGTCAAGCCATTTCACTCCATAACACTCCCTGAGCAAGTCGTTCTTCAGCTATCTTTATGTATTCTTTTTCTCTTTCTATACCGATATATTTACGGCCAACTCTATAAGCGGCAATAGCAGTCGTGCCAGAGCCGATAAAGGGGTCAAGAACGACCTGTCCTTCTCTGGTTACAAGTTTTATCAGCCACTTAAAAAGTTTTATAGGTTTTACGGTAGGATGTTTATTGTTTTTACCCCTTTCAGATTTAGAAGCTTTAGCACAATAGAAGAAACGTGAAGCACCACCTGAATCTCCTTGCCAATAACGTGGATTTCCTATAGTCGCTCCAGCCTTTCCATAAACATTCTTATTTTCTACTCTTGGTTGCCCCGTTAAGTCCCCACTCTTCAATATTCCACTCTGCTCATCTAATAATCTACCAGCCTCCTCATCTAAAATAATATTTGCAGGAAAACGGCCTTTGGGTTCATTCTGGATGCCTGCACCAAGTGGGAAAATTGCTTCATTTTTCCCTCGGGATATATTTGGTCTTACCAGTTTATCATTAGTCACAATCCTACATTTATCCACATTAACCGCACCTACCTCCCATTTTAATACATTGTCAATATAAGAACCCTTTGGGGGCCTAACTGCCCAGACTATCGGCTCGAAAGCTGGCTTAATACCGCCAATTTTAAAACCTTGCCATTTATTAGTTTCTATACCTCTCTTCTTAAGCATATTTGTTAAATCTTGTGCTTTTGGAAATCCACCCCCATATAGCCACATTAAAGTGTCTTTGATAATAAAGCCCGTATCCTCTATAGCACACATAAGCCTGTGAAAAGTCCTTGTACCACCCATGATCAGCATTGACCCACCTGGTTTTAGGATTTGGTAGGCTTCTTTAAGCCATTGAGCATGCCAAAGCTGTATTAAATAGCCATCTGATCCACCTTGTCTCATTTCCTTAAGATTTTTATTTTTAGGATATTTTCCTTCGGGCAATGGAGAAATATGCTTGTTTAATTTATCCCAATCTTTATTCATAAACGACAAACCATACGGGGGGTCAGTAACGATTGCATCAATAGAATTCTCAGGCATTTCTTTCATAATGTTAAGACAGTCTCCATGAATTATCTTATTAATAAAATCATTTCGCTCAAGGCTCATTTTTCTTTTATTCTTACTCCTGCCTTTACTTCTGCTTCTGATTTATATAATTCTGTGTCATCCTGAAAATAATCACATCCGTAACAAACCTCTATTAGCTGACGGATTTGTTGGTAAGCTTGTTCATCATCATCATGCCAATTACGAAAATCTCTTCTTTTAGTATGCCCATGTTGTACAGCCCATCTCCAATCCCTTAGCTTTTCTAAGAGTATATTTTTACCTGGCTCTTTCATTATTTTGCTCTTTCCTTGCTTGTTCAAGAACTGCAAATAAAATCTTTCTAACCCCAACTAAACCCCACAATTGATTAAGCTCATGAGTTAATATGCCGGTTATAGGCTCATCTCTCCTAATAACCTCTTCCCAATAACGCCCCATTGATTTAATTGTTTTAATCTCTTTTTCTGTAAATATTTTACTCATTCTTTCAGCTCCTTCATTTTTACCCTAGCCTCTTGGTAAATTTCGTCAATGTTTTTACCACAAATCTTGCATATAACCTTCCCCTTTATCTTCATGTCTTTAAGGTGATTCTCAATGTGTCTTACAAAAACTTTTTCTTTGCTTGGTTGATTTCCTATTAGCTGACGGATTTGCTGGTAAATTTCCCCACTCCTTTTACTCCAAATATCTCCTAAGATAAGAATGGTTCTAACCTCTTTGAGCCATTTTAAAAGTTCCTCTTTACTTATTTGCTTTCTACTTGGTTTTTTCATTCTTCTCACTTTATCCTATATGTCTAAAATAATATCCAATCCTTGAATTAAATCTTTTAGTGGTAAGTAAAAATGCTTTTGAATCCTTATCCCAAGCTAAGAAATATATAGTTAATGGAATCCTGAATAAAATTTTTATATTACTCATTTCCCCTCCTTTTTCTTTGTCAGTCTTGGACCCGCCTTTTTTTCGGGAACATATTCCAATCCCAATTTGTCGAACAACATTTTGATTCGATAGAGATAGCCCCCAGGGTTTATCCTTGTCACACGATATCTCCACCATGATATTGGTGGCCGTTTTACTTGAACCACATCTCCTGGGTGTTCTTTTTCGTCACTATCAAAAACCTCATACCCTAAGAATTTCTCCAGCTTCTCCAACTTTTTTAATAAATTCTCTTTCGCCACTTCCAACGTCTTGACCTTAGCCTCAAGCTCTTCAATTCTTTTTTTTAATCTCATCATTCCTCCTTTTTTTTATTAAATATATATCCGTAGGTAAATACTGATGGATTAAACTGGAAGACTTAACTTTGATAATTTCCTCGTCCACCTCTGGCTGATTTTCTATCAGCTGATAAATTTGCTGATAGGCTTGTTCGTCATTATCATTCCAGTCCATCCATTCTTCTTCAATGGCCATTTTCCAACTTTTTAATTGTTCTAATAATTCATCTTTACTTAGTTTCTCCATTTTTTCGCTCCTTCACCCATTTATTTACAAGCCATTTAAAAAATTCTGTCAGACATTCATCACATAGATAGGGCATCCCTCTTATTCTCAAAATAGTTACACAAGGTTCTATTTCCTCTATTTTGCCACAATTAAAACATTTAATTTCAACCATCTCCTTCCTCCTTTTCCAGCTCCTCAATTCTCTCTGCTATTCTGCTGGACAATAATTCGAAGCCAAATTTATCGCCCCCATTCTTTAGCCATATTGTAGCTATTAATTCGATTAATTCTTCATCGTTCATTACTTTGCTCCTTTTTTAAAATCTATTTCTATACTAAAATTTAGAATAGTTATCATCAAAAATTTATAACTTGGATGAATGTCTATAGATAAATCAAAAATTGTAATAGGGAAAACTCCTCCATCTTTCATGCTGTTTCCCAGCCATTCATTGTAAAATCTTATTTTCATCACCCCTCTCTTCTGGATATTCTCCAGAATAAATAAACTCTACGCAGTCTCCACCGCCCAAATCCTTGCCGAAGTCTGCGGTATTATGTGAATTTAGATCGGCCTCGTTGCAAATCTCCACCCACTCTTCCCATTGTGTAATATAATGTTCTTTAGTCATTTTCCTCTTTTCCTCGGTTTATCGCCTAAAACATTAACAACCATATTTTCCGCCATTTTATTATGTGGAGACCCATTCTTGTTCAACCACTTTAACAATTCTCTCATTTTACTATCACTTACATAAAACTCAGCAATACCATTAATTGAAATAATATTACTTGGCATTTTGACACCTCCTATTTATTTTCTTATACTTCCAACCAAAAAATAGCTTTATGAACAACTTTTGCCACCAATGTAAATTTACCCTGCATTGAATACGAAAGTCATCAGCTATCCATATTTCATAGGTTGGGTTGGGGACTTTAATGACCACCAAAGCGGGTGCTTGTATTTTATCTGTCTGTATTTTATCTATCATTTTCTCTCCTTTGGTAACAAGCTCCTGAGGAAGTCTAATTCTTTCTGGGCAAGCTCTTTGCAGGTGGGACAGCTAATCTTAAATTCTTTTTCCTCCGCATGTTCTTCAACCTGATGCTCAAGCCAATTCCTATAGGGAGGATCTTGACAACCGGATGTACATTTCCCTATTATAATTACAGGACAACCCATACATGTAGGAAATAAATCGCATAGAGGACCACTCCCATCATCTGCTCCTTTTCCGTCAATAATCATTTCCCACTTTTCTATTTCCTCTTTGAGTGCTTTTAAAATTTCAGCGTTCATTGATTAACCTCCTTAAAAATTCCTTCGCCTTTTCATTCTCATATATATTTCCGATGACCTCACAAGGGGAAGTTAATTTTATTCTTTTAGAAGAATATTTGAACTTGACATCGACATAGAAAGAACCCGAGTCATAAACTACAACTCCTATTACCTCCATTAAATCTATTGGAGTGGAGCTTATAGTATCTTCCTTTATTTCAATGAACGTACGCACAATATCGCCCTCATATATTTCTTTACCGAATATATCCTTACGCCCTGTTTTTTTCTTTTTTGTCTTGAGTTGATCCATTATTTTTTGCTTCCCCTTTTTCTTTTTAATTCATCAATTTTTGCTTCTCTTGCGATATCGGCATAACTTGGAATTTTCTTCATTACTTCTTTATGCTGCTGCAACCGATGGTATTCAATAAGTCTTTCAGGAAATTCACCTACAGGCATATCCTGGGGAATAAAGTCGTAAGCCATAACCACTCCAGCGGTATCAATAATTTTTTCTAGTTTTTTTCGTTCCTTGTGCCAATTTTTCATTATTTTTCCCCCTATCTTCTTCAGACATCGTTTGATATTCGTAACCTGATATTACTTGCATCAGCCACGATTCAAGGGCTGATAAGACTTTTTTTAATCTAATCATTTTCCCTCCTTTTTTCTGTCTCTTTTTCTATTATTTTACTGGCTTTTTGAAGTTCGATAGTCTTACCACAGCCCCAGCATGTTCCTTTACCATCATCATATGAAGCCGGATACCTCAGTATAAATTTTTCCAAAATTCGCATGGACAATTTTCCCGCACAAATCTGACAATAAATAGCTCCCTTCTTAGGTTTCATTTCTTCCCCCTCCCATACAATCCTACATGGATCATGACATTTATGGCAATAAATTATCTCATTCTCTTCATAAAACTTTGCTCCACAACACTGACTGACACGTTTCATTGAACATTTTGAAAACATTGACATTGCTTCTCCTATTTGGGAATATAATAGTCTCCCCAAGCTGGACCATTACGTACAATGTTTACCGAACATCCAGCCAGACGTTCCATATCCTTAATTAAATCATCTGGAAGAGACCCCATTAATGACGTGGGCCACCAATCAATAAAAGTAAGAGCCATATGGGTCGGCCCGATAAGATTTATGGATTTCATGAATTCTTTCCAAGACCACAGAAATATACGTTCTCTGTCTCCAGAATCGGTTTGACGTTTGGTATCTTCAGGAATTTGTTTACCAATCGCCTTCTCCAATTCTTCCCAGGAAAGTTCCCGTCCATCCGCCGGACCAGAGTTTCCGGGTACTCTCGTAGGTACGGCCTTGAAAACAGCCCAAATATGGCGAACACGACGAGTTGAAATGCCCGCCTCTGCAAGCAGTGCTGCTGGAGTAACATCTTTTGATGTGCAATATGGGTAATAACCATGATTTAGAGACAGGAAAGCACCTTGAGAACCTTCCAGTAATCCTATTTCTCCCTTTCGCATCCAAGTATTCATGAGCATGACAGTATCCTCACAAACATAATTACGAAGTTCCGAATAATCTCGGGCTGTCTTAAATTTGCCGTCTCGAACAACTTTGTGAGCTACAGCTTGTCCAGTACCCTGATGGGTCGATCCACGGAACGTTGCCGCCTCTTTTCCCGCTTCTATATGAGCAGGATCAATTACTCCTGCTTGAGGATCGATGAAAATGCGGTCACGTTGTTTACCGTACATGGATTCAAGTTCTTTTATTTCACGAAAAAGACTTTCCAATTTAATCATGTGACCTGCTCCGAGGACAAGTTTAATCTTTGGGTCCACCCAACCAGCCACCGGAAGCACTCTACCTGTGTACCTCACGCCATTAGGTAATTCAAACCTATGTTCAGCATTTGATCCTCCTACTCTTACAGCAAAATTATAAGGTGCTCCTTGTAATATTTGCTTATGAGCTAACCAAGCACAGATCTGCCCTTTTCCTTCATCCCCATAAAAACCACCGCAGACGATGTCAATGAAACTTTCCATTTAAAACCTCCTTTAAAAGAAAATAAGCCCCAGTGCTTTCATCTGATGAACCGGATGACCTGGACGGTCAGAGGGATAGACTATAAACACCAGGGCTTTATTTATCGATTCCATTGTTCCGGTCCATGATCTCATTGTATATTACCATATTCAATACTGTCAAGTCTATCCCCTTTTTAACTTTGGAATAATAGGATAACCTCTACTGTCTAATTTGATAGGTTGCATATCATCCATGCTCCAGGAATGACCCATTCTACCCTCTGCTACAATAGGTACAGCGAAGTCAAAATCCTCCATGATTCGTTTTATTTCTACGGCCCAATCTTTTTCTTCTCTCTTTGGAATTTCAAATAATATTTCATCGTGGATCTGCAAGAGCATAAATGCGTCAGTACTTTTCATTAGATCGTGTAGACGAGTAATAACCACCCTCATCATTTCTGCAACACCGCCTTGAATTAAATTCGACAGAGCTTTATGAGTTTCATCTTCTTCCCTATAATGCCGTAAGCGTCCTGTCCACATCGATATTTTACGATCTCTCTCAGCTACACGTTGGACAGCATGATATAATTTACGAACACCAGGAATTATATGATGATAATGATTTAAATGTTCCTCAGCTTTTGCTATTGTTATACCTAATTCCTTGGATAAAGAATAAGCACCGATACCATAAACAATACCCAAGCTAAGCCGTTTCCCTCGCTCTCTTGGTATACCTAACATGGTCGATATTTCATAATGTATATCTTTCCCTTGTCGAAAAGCATTTAATAGAAATGGGTCTTTCGTATAATGTGCTAAAAGTCGTAATTCTGCCTGGGACCAATCCCAACTCATAAGCACATGGCTTGGCGGGGCTATGATTAAATCCCGAACTCTATAAATGCTGTTGCTTCTTTTAGGCAGAGCCTGTAAATTTGGACTCCAGCACGACAACCTACCCGATATAGTGCCATGTAAAACTAAGTTTGGGTGTATGCGGCAGTTTTCATCCATTGAATCTAAGAATTTCTGATAAAATGTATTCGCTGCTTTACCCCAGGCTCGACTTTGTATGAGCAAGGGGGCTATAGGATGGTTTGACTCAGCTAAGGCCTTCTTATCGGTTGCTTGCTGTTTTAATATCTCACGTAATTGCGGTACGCTGTCGGGGTTAAAATCTCTACCTACCATAGCCTTCATTTTTTCATATAATTCAGCTCGATGTTTATGTGCTAAAGTTAAATTTCGCATGCAACTTTTTGAATCCACCAATACGCCCCGTCGTTCCATAGCTATGGTGGCTGCCGAATATTTATTGACATCTGGCCACAAATGAAGAATATTTTGTGCTCTTAGATTTTGATGGTAAAATCTTTTCAACTGCCATGTTAAACGTACATCCTGTTCAGCATACGGGGCTACTTCTTCCGGCAATAATTGCTGCATATCTTTCTTTCTGAGTTTTCGAGCTTTTAGTGCTTGCGATAAGTTCTTTTCAGCTTTGTTTGCGTCAGAATTTATATATTTTATCCCCAGATGTTTTAATTGGAAACTCATTTCATTTTCATTAGCTAAATGTGCTGCTAGCATGACGTCTATAAGTTGATTACGTACTGCTATCCCTTCTATTTCAGTAAAATGGACATCGAATTTAAGATTAAACCCAATCAATGATCGGTTTGGATCTAAAAAATATGGGGCTAAACGATGTAAATTTTTAATAGGAAGATTTCTACCAAATAAATCCGTGTGCCTAAACGGTACGTAAAAAGATTCTCCTTCAGTTTTACCAGTCATATTTGGTATTAGTATAGCTATGCCGATAAGTCTATCTTGTTTAAATGGTTCTAATCCGGTTGTTTCTAAGTCATATACGGTCATTGCTGGACCATTCCTTATTTTTTCCAATAATATATTATATTCATCTTCTGTTTGAATTAGCATTTCATACCTCACTTTTTAGCAAATCGCCTGTAAAGGAACCGGGGGCTTTTACACCCCCAGTCCCCGCACCTGAGATACATGGCTCAATGCAGAGCTCAGGATTTACAATTGGAGTGTAGAGCCATCCTCCGTTAGAACGGTACTTCATCTTTCTCAGCAAGCTTGGTGCTATTCTGATCAGGTGGATATATTTTTCGTATTTTGTGCTGGGTACGTCCTTCAAAAACATCATGAAAGACTTCAATAATGCAAGGTTTGCCCAAAATATCACTTTTACGAAATCGAGCAATACTTCCTGCAGCTTCGATACCGATAGCAGTTAGAGTTTCAACAGCTTTCCAACGGGCCTGTGGTAACAGACTTGTCCAATACCTGAGTTCAATATCTTTCGATTTACCAGCAGTAATGCGAAACTGCCAGACATACTGTGGATTTCCAGTTTGGCTTTCAGTTTTTTCGAAATCAATAACTTTTGCATGATGTCGGCCTTCCTCTGCTATAGGAAATTCATCTTCAATATCGGTAAAATCTTCCTCAAAAATCTCCTCATCAACTATTGGTGAATCTGCGGACTCATCCAATCCCAATTCTTCTTTGCTCTGCGGTAAATAATCTGTGGGTTTTTTTAGAGTGCTTGTGGTTTTTCTCTTTCTGGTTGATGGTAATTGTTGTTTTGACATATTTCCTCCTTTATTTTCCTAAAATTCGATTAATAATGATTGGCACGGTTGGATTCTCAATGACCAATCCCAAACGTTGTCCTGGACTTCGGTCTTTCGCCACCCATTTACCGAATGGACGGCATAATAACCGCCTAGGTGTTTGATCTTCATTCTCTTTGGTTTCTTCAGCAGCCTCAGAATCTACATACATATATCCTATAGCGTCCATATATCCCATAATAGCAGATCGCAGCTTGGGGGTCAACATGGGGTGGATAATTTCATTTCTGTCTTTGTCCTGAGATGTTGCGTCATGACAAGAAAAGAATACGTGCATGGGTAGATCACGAAATCGGCGTACCACACGTCGTAATTGTTGCGTACTAGTCCCGTAATCTTCCCGCCAGATATCATCCAATGATTCTCGTTTCGCTCCAGACCCACTGACTTTACCTACCAATTTCTTAATAATGCCTTCCAAATTAATCATTTGCAATTCGGATAGAGAATCAATACCAACAGATTTGTAAGGATGATCGCCTTTTGCTAGGTACCAGAATATTGATTCTAATTCTTCAAAATTATTTAAATCAACCACATCAGGCGGTTCTTTTAAACCGAGAATGTTGGAATCAGCTACACTGAGCATACCTCCTTCAACATTGATCAGCAATATTGGTGCTGTGAGTTTATGTAGTTCGGCCGTGGCTAGTAAAGAAGTTTTTCCCACTCCTGGAGGACCATAAATCATCATTTTCAATTTGTATTCTTTGATATGGGGTTTATAAATTGTGGGTGTTGTTGAATCCGTCGGTTCTGTAATCGGTGTTTGGGATTGTTCACTGTTCTTTTCCATTTTAATATCTTTAGGCTTTGGGGTTAAATTTATTTGTTTTTTTACCATTTGATTTTACCTCCTCTCTTGAAATTTTTGGTTCGAATTGGTTTTCAATAATGTAATTAATGTCACCTCCTTTCAAAGATTCCAGGCATAATTCTCGATAAGGACATCTTCCACAAGTAATAAAAGATTCGTTCCGGTAGATGTGTTTCTTACTTTTTCGCATATCCCATATTCGTCGTTCCATATCCCGTGCAAATGCTCGAATTTCAGCTTTTGGACGGTAAATATAGTTGCGTTGGAAGAATTTAAAATCAGCTAATTTTCCCTCCATCTCTTGATAATCACTCGGATCTAATCCCTGTTCAATAATAAAATTACGATAAGTCTGCCAGTCGGTATAAATTGTGGCCTTAGATACACTGCCATCTTTATTAATTTTAGGAACGGCTGGAAGACGACTGAGAATTTGATTATATATCGTTCCAACGATTGAAAAGCCTAAACGATGAGCAGCATATTGATAAGTACCAATTTGTCCATCCAAATCTAATTGTTCCTCGGTACGAAATTTTGTCTGCGGAAATTTATGTTCCAATAACCACAAGTGTCCATCTTTACCTTGTACGACAGCATCCCAATAACCAATAAGCCGAATTTTAATACCACGAATCGGTATTTCAAATCCATGTTCAACTAATACCGGTTTGAAATCATCATGATAATGATCTAAATACCGAGGTATAATGTTCCGGATAAGGTCTGCTATTGCCTGGATTTCTTCTTTTTCTTCATCAAAAAGCGGCCTTCTATTAAGTTCCCGTTTCAACCAACCATCCACAGCTTGCATCCAATCTTCACCACGTAAAACAGCTGCAATCGCAACATGTCCACACGACCCTACAGATGGTGCACGTTCAATTTTTTTGGGAACAATACCTACATCATAAGCCCAGAACCATTTTTGCCTACAGGTGGACCATGTTTGGATTTCACTCCAGGATACATTTTTATCTTTTTTTACCATCTCGTATTACACCCACCCTCTAGCTTTAAGTTCTTTTTTAGCTTCGAGATCGCCTTTTTTCATGGCTTTGAAAAGTGCCGATTTCAATTTAGCATCATGTCCTGGTAAAAATCTGCTTCCTCTTCTGGTTATTCCTTTACAACCGCATTCACAGAATTTTGGGTCCACAGTGGCAATAATTTTTTGTTTGGCAGGAATATTACCGACAGCAATGTCTTCTTCAAATCCGAAAATCTCATTCAGATTTTTAATTACTTTGTCACATTCATCATCAGTTAATTCGGAAAGCGGTTTATTCATCCTGTATTTGTGTTTACCGTACATCAAGACTTCTCCTAATTGGTTCGGCTCTTTTACAACTTGGCAATATTTGAGAATTTTTTCCCGTGAAGTCATCTCCTTAGTCTTTTTCTTTACGCCCTTTTTCCTTCCAGCCACTTTTTTCGTGGCCCCTTTCTTTGAAGTTTTTTTCTCTTCAGTCATTATGACCTCCTTTTTATTTTTTGGCCTGTCATCATCAGACCTTGAGAGGCTAACCTCAAGGTGACGACCGGTAATTCCGGCCGTTTCGACTCTAATCTCCCTCAATTGGACTGTGCTGAGGGGAATCCGACATTTCATCCCCTCTCTCTAAATATTGCACGATCAAAAGTTTCGAAATACTCATTTTCAATTTCAACGACAAGCTCAAGCCTTGATCTTAATATGTCACTCTCTGGATATTCCTTTAAATGTGCCTCAATGATCTCACGATGTTCCATCAACCTCAGACCGAACAGCCTCATTTCTTTTAACCATCGTGGCTCATCCGAATTCATTATCTCCTTCCTAAACCCATTAATTTTTTCAAATTCATCATTTTTTATTTTTTCCATTTTTTGACCTCCTATGACTTCACTCTTAGACAGTAAAGATGCCTGAACCTGCGACCAAGCTCTTTTTCAATAGCCTTTCCGAACGCAGTATCAAGCTCTTTCTTAAGCTGACGTTTAAGCTTTGCCATCTCCATCTTCTTTAGAGCTTCTTTCCGTTTTTCTCTAGCCAAACGGTTTCTTTTTGCAAGGGTTTTCATAGTGTTCTGAATCTCTTCATCCGAATGACTCAGAGCATATTCAAGTCCATAATGAAACCGTCCTATTTGTTTTGTTTTAGGCATAAAAACCTCCTTTTTATTTTCTTAACTTACTTAATCATCTATTTCAACCCATCTCATAACAGCTGTATAAACTTTTGTTAAGTCTAACATCCCAAGCTTATCATTCTTATATTTCATTCTCAATTTTCTACCATAAATAAAGTCATTGAATTCAATAACATATCCTGGAGAATGGTAAGTTGCTGGAAAAAAGATATCAAGCTTTTTGTCATAAAGAGTGGGGCCATTATTAACCGGAGAAGTTGCCCAATAATCATAACGATCGTTAATAAATACACCATCGTATTCTTTAACTTCTTTAATTTTATCTTTCATTGAATCCTCCCTTGGAGAAAAAGACCCCTCAGCTTTAATCTGGTGGAAACGTTTTTCTCCAGGACGGAGAGGAAAAGACAGATTTTCAGCTTTGGGGTCTTTGTTCTCGCTGTTCATTTTTAACGTTTCCACATTTTTATTATATCACAAGTCTATATACTTTGTCAAGTCCCAACGGATAGTATAGTATTAGATTCAAACCACAAGAAGTTGTATATCTTAAATTAGTTAGGTAGGAATTTTAATATTGCTGATTAGATTTCTTACATAATATCTCAAAATATTCAAGAGGTTTTCTATAATCGAATGGGTCATAATGTTTTAACCCCGGAATCTCCTCAAACCTGAATCCATAGTAATCTATACCAGAATAGCCTAAGTCTATAGCCAACCTCATTAAGTCTTTAACATCCTGGAGTGATAAGTCTCCCATAGAAAAGTATTCATCAAATATAGCTGGCTTACCGTATTTGAGTGAATCAAGAAAAGATTCCTTATCCCATCTTCTATGATGCTGTTCTATTTGATGTTTATCGCAACGGCTGTGAAATTCATCACTCAGTTCTTCTCCACAACTACTTGCCCCCCATGAACCAGCAGATACGATGCAACCCTTCTCAGTCAGCTCTTCAATGATTTCAATTGCCCTATAAACATCTGCTCTTCCTGGTGTTAATTCAGCACTACAAAATTCATTTATATCAAAAAAGACATTCCCTAGCTTCGCTAAATCAGGCATGTCTTCAAGCCTTACTAATATCCCCTCATCCACATTCCTAAATATTGTCACCTGGACAATTTTCCCTTGCTCCTTCATTCTTTTGCAATGTTCATAAAGAAATTTCGTATCCAATACTCCACCATGCCTGACACAATTAAAATCATATTTCGATAGTTCTTCTTCATACCAAGCAAGAGAATATTTTCCCCAATCCCATTGACAATTATGTTCTCCTGTTTCACGCCATAGAGCCTCCCAGCGATAGACCCCAATGAGCTTTATAGGGATAGTTCCTCCGTTTCCATAGAAAATCCCATTTCCCTTTACAGCTAATTTAGATGGTTTAACAGGTGGTGGTGGTATATCAGGCTCTTTAATCTGTTTCTTTAGCTCGTCAACAAAATACTTAATCCTCTCCGCTTTTCGCTTTATTCTCTTCAACCTTTTCTCTGTCATCGGCTTATTCTTTTTTTCTTGGCCTAAAATCCTATCGACATATCTTCTGATTTTCTGGCTGTCCAGTTCAATACATTCAAGTCTTTTCAATGCTAATTCTCTATCCATTTTATTCTTCTATTATTAGAGTTAAGGTTTGGTTTTGGGGTGTAACTGATAACTTTACCTGCCTTATTAAACCTTGATGCGTGATTGATTTTGCTGATGATACATATTCTTTCGCAGTAATCGTATCTCTCTTTTCAATAGGGACAGGACAAAACTCAGATGCTATCTCAAAATACTGTTTCCTATCTTTCAATCGAGCCAATAAAGCATCGGCCATATCTTGAGCATCTGAATCACTTTGAAATAAATGGTTATTGATCTGTAAAGTCTTCTCACCGCCAGCTTCTTTTATCTCAGGAGCCGTAGCCGTAGCCTCACCTTTGTATTTTTTCTTTTCTGTTATATCAGGATTTTCATATATTACTGGCATTATTTGCCTTCTCCCTCAAGCAATTCCCAAACTTGTCCAGAAACTAAAGTCCTGTAAGACTTGGCAACTAATTCCTTTATAAGGGCAATATCTTCAGCAGTAACAGAAACCGGCTCTTTCTTGCCGTAGATTTTATGTGCCAATTTGAAACGTCTTAGTTTATCTTTGCCATTGAGATTCTCATCTTTAAAATTGACGAGCAGGGCATTTGAGCAAACATCGCTAAGGGTAAGAATTTTAACGTCTTTACCTCTTTGTTCTCTTAATGTTTCGCCCTTAAGATTTTTAAGGCTGACATTGAAATTAATTTTCATCCACATTCTCCTTTTTATTTTCGTTTTTAAAACTCTTTGTTTTCTAATTTTAATTCCACCTCTATCGAGCCTGAATATATATTTCCCCCATCACATTGAGGGCAAATGTCTATTCCCCCACATGAAGCATTAAGTACAGGCTTACCACAGCCAATACAAGGAGCATTTTCATCATATTCTATTTTTTCGTAAGTCCCATCTCGTTTTAAATATTTCAATATTTTCATGCTTTTGCCTCCAGTTTATTAAGCCTTTTTTCTAAATTTTGATTTTTTTCTGATAATTGACGGATTGCACCCATAAGAAGCATATCCTTTGCTTGTATATTTACGAATCTATCCAATCTCTTTTTCCCAGTTTTAATAATCTTTCCCCCTTCTCCTATTTCTTCTTCGTTTGCTTCACTTACATGAACTACTTTATGCTTTTTATGAACGTCTTTCTCTTTCATTTCTTCTTTGTCAATTTTACCCGACAGAATATCCTCAAGCTCTTTTACTAATTTAATATCATCTTCATGTTGAAAACTTTGATATGAGCCTTCAATTAATAAATATCCACTTTCTTTTAAAGCTAATAAGGCCTGATAAGCTCCATTATAAGGCTTTCCTTTAACGACAAAAAGATTATCATCGTGCTCGGAATCCTGGTAACCGTGGTTCGCGGGGTCAGCTCGAAGTGCGGCTAAATTAATAGCACCCTGAGCCTCTCCATTGCTTGCTTTATTGGCAGTTCCATAAATTGCATAAAGTTCAAACGATATATTTCCATCGCTTTCAGTGAAAGATGCACAATGCATGCCACCAAAATCAGCATCGAATTTTCGCATATAGAAATAACAGTCAGTATAAGTCCCCCAGTCATAGCCTTCACCACCACCTTGAGTAATTTGATGGTTAATCGAGGTTGAACGAAGTCTAAATATTTGAGCATCGCTCTCACCTTGATATATGTCGAATGTATCTTGCTGATTTGCCGATGAGCCAACTTTCAATCGTGCCGTATCAATAGTTGCCGCCTCAATTTGCCCACCATGAATCTCTACCGTTCCTGATGGCTTGTAAGGACTCGCTTCAGGATTTGTGGCAGCTGAGGCTTCCTCTATTTGGACAGCATCAATATAGGCTGAACCAGTGCCCGCCACAGCATTATAGAGGTCTATTTTCACTAGGCCAGAATTAGTCAGGTTTGCATCGGTAGTAATTACCTGTGAATATCGAGCCCAAGACGCCGTTAAGTTTTGTAGAGAGCCATTGTGAATAGTCCCATCATCTTGTTTTAAGTCCAATCTTATCGCTGGAGAGCCATCAATCTTTTCGGCATAACAAGAAATAATATATTTAGTGGATGGTTTTAAGCGGATATTGTAGTCAGTAATAGATGCCCCCAAACGGATACCGCTCCAATTTCCTCCCAGTATGGCAAGCTTTAAACACCTATCACCGATATAAAAATCAGCAGTGCTACATTCGGCAAAATCTGCACCGACGCCAATTGTATCCCCATCCTCAAATGACTGAAAATCTGAGTATTTGGACTTCAGAAGGTTAGGGCTTTTGCCTATGGTTAGCTTATCAATAGTAACGGAATGAGCATATATATCGCCACCATCTATAAGTGTCGTGTCCGAGGCATGCCGCCAGGCCTCTATGTTTGATTTCGCAGTTGGGTCAGTAAACATTCTATCAGTCACTTGAGCATCCAAGCCAGCAACTATTATCAAACCAGCATCAATTCCCGTTAATTTCACCTTGCCGTACTCTGAACCGTCAGGAATTTCATCAAGGGTATATTGGATTTCTGAACCGTCCAAAATCCGCCTTAATTCGTCAAAAATAGTATATTCATCACCTTCTATTATGATATGATTCTTAACCTCGTCTATATTCTCAAGATATGAAAAATCACTAATCAGGTTTTCATCAAAAGTAAAGACACTTGAATCAACCAAAGGGATTGGCTTAAAGACGGGAGTGCCATCATATTTGAAATAAAACTCATAATCACATCGTTCACAGATTTTTTGGATGGCATGTAAAGCAGAAACGCTGCTATTAAACCGAACCTTCTCTATTGTTTCACCGGTAGCAGTGTAATCCATGGCAGCTAGAGCCGAAGCCTTATCCGCATATAAACCTGCAGTCACCAATAAATCGGCAACTACATTTTCAGGCACTTGATCTGTGTAATAATAAATAACCAGGTCATCCGTCCCATTTGAATCCGGAATTTTGCTTGGTAGGAACCAGAATTTGTTCGTAGCTTGATCATAAACCCAGTAATCACCTTCATATATCGGATTTCCATCAAGGTAGGCTATGTAAGGCCAGTTGCACTCTACTGGCAATTCATAATCAGCCTGATCTTTTACGGTGGATTTTGTTACCGATGATCCCCAATAATTATCAGGACTTTTGAGTTTTTTATCTATTAGACGTTGAGTATAATCAAAACCCTTGAGGATAATCGTTCTGTCGGGGCGATTAATTTGAATATCGGAAATATAGCCAACGAACCATTGCCAATAATAATCAGAACCTCCGCTCACCATCCCAGTCCAGAGCCTGATTTTTCTCCCCACCTTGAGATAGTCGTTATAAGTGCCTGTGTTGTTTTTGGGATTCAGGTCTCCATCTGTGTCATCCAGCTCAACCCTTATAGATGCGGCTATTGGTTTATATGTAAGCTCTCTTTGCCCAGAAGAGTAATCGGCTGAAATGAGATAATCTTCTCCACCAAGATCAGATAGATTATAAACAGCTTCTATATATTCATTGAATTTTGAATCAGGATCAGCTCCATCAGAGAGCCGAACATATATTGTGTTATATCCAAGGGTGTCATTGTCTCCATAATCCCATTCTCCAGCTGCAAGGCTTCCTGCCGCCCCGGCGGTCATTGCTGTTCCATCCTCAAGAACACCCGCCGGCTCGTCTATGCTTGGATCTCCACCTGCTAAGAGTTCCAAATAATATTCATCAGTCCCACCTCCAGAAGCTATCCATTTATATTTACCGCCTGTGAGATTAAAAAGAAGTTCGAATTTTGATATGGGTTGGGAAGCTTTTTCTTTGAAATCATCTGCAGAAAGAGGAACTATACTCTGCATTTCAGACCGCCTTCCCCAAAGTATTTTCTATGTAAACGATGTGAACATTAATCAACCTGGCATTTTCATTTAATGTATCAGCACCATCACCAGACTTCCTAAAAAATCGTATTGCGATATCGTCATCAGGTCCAATATTGCTATGAAGAATTTTTTTTGTGAACACAGTCCTTATTTCTACACCAGGTCCATGATTACCACTGCTGGCTTGTGTAATTACAGTTCCTACGCCTGCAATTAAACCTCCGGCCTTTACCGCCTTGTATTCCAACCCCCAGACTACAGCTCCAGAATCAATGTTATCATGAAACCATGAAACCATGATCTCCATATCCGTTGACGAATCCCATCTATAAGGTATATGCTCGACCAAATATGCAGACTCCTCAGTATCTTTGTTGAAATCCAAAGTATAGAACAGCCCTTCAAAGCTTTCGCCTGGATAATTGGTTGCGGGTATCTTGAACCGCCTTGGGTCAGCAATAAGATGACGCTTGATTCTTGCCGCACCATAAAGAATCAATTGACCATCTTGGGCAAAACTTGCATAGTTTTCTGCGTCTCCGATATGAGCGGTTGAATCATAGAAGTCCAATGTTTCCGTGAAAGGATTAAATTTCCAAGCCATTTTTAAGTCTCCCTTTATGCTTCCCTTAAAACTATTCTGCACCAATATCGTCCAAGATTTAGGACATCCGTCCTTACCGGTCCATATTCAAAAGATATGAAAACCACATCATACCAGGTGGCATCTTCATTATTATTTTGATATCTAAGTATCTGATTGTATCCACGCAGAGTTTTTATTTGATCGAGTTCTGCTTTGGTTAAAAATCCATGCTCCCAAATAAATGTCCGTTTTTCAGAAGCAGAATAAAATCCCCACCTGGATGAACCGTCTGACATCTTAGCTTCTGATATCTGCTTATGGATAGAGGTGGGTAATTCAGGCTTATTGCCCTCTAACCATTTTATAGCAGGAAGCGTGATTTCGCTTCCTGATAAACCAAGTTTTACGGTTGCCATTAGATTTCTCCTCCTGCCCTTCTGGCTTGGTATTTAATGATTTGGAATAATTCATCTCCTACACGTTCTAAATCTGCTCTGGATATACCCGTAGTGGAAATTAAAGGACCGTTTATATTAACCTCTACTTTTGCTCCAATTTCTCGGCCACCACCCGCTCCTACATGTTGGATTATAGCTCTTTCTCTTTGTGACCCTTCACCAAATACAAACGCTGTTGGCCGATAAGGACCGGCTTCAATAACACCTCCAGCCTGAAAGCCACCGGCAAAAGCAGGCCCCCCTTGCCTTCCTCTAGCATTAGTGCCTAGATTAATGCTTGGTGCCGGATAATTAAATCCAATATCAATTACAGGTTTAAATTTTCTAAATGTTTTATCAATTGAACCAGCCGCATCATCTGCTTTTTTTTTAGCTTCTTTAAAAGCATCCCCAAAAGCTGTCTTGAAACATTTCTCAATCGTATCTCCTACTCCTCCCATTATCTTTTCCATTCTATCGCCCAAACCCTTGAACATTTCTTTCTGTTCTTCAATAGCACTTTTTTGAGTTTCTTTAACAGCCCCAATTTGAGTGGCCTGATCGATTAGATTTTGAGTACCTTCATCCAAAGTAATGTTATATGCAGCAGCATAATCTTGAATTTTCTGGAGTGTCGGCCCCATAGCTCGGAGAGCTTGATCACTATTACCAAACTTCTCTTTTAGTTTCTCATAGTTACTTATGGCATCCGTCGCAAAACCATTAATGAGTTCATCTGTTAAATGACCTGTATTACCAAGTGCTTCCATAATTGTTTTATTGGCATCTATAGCCTCGAATAATTCCTTATTAGCCTCTGTTACATCGATTACGCCAAAAAGTTTATCCAATGCTTTATTAGCATCTAATCCGAGTGCATCATATTGGCTTCTTAAAGCAATTAAGGGATCTTTCATCTTTTGAACGGCATCATAATAAGAGACGCCTTCTTCCCTCATCGCATTGAAAGTGGTAAGCGCAAGAATACCAGCACGTTCAACTTCTGCTTTATGTTCCTCATATGCTATCGTGGCTTCTTCTATTCCTGTTTTCGTCCTCTTTATTTCTTCCTGTAATTTCTTATATTCTTTGCTTCCTTCTTCTAATCCTTCTAACTCCTTATTCTGTTCAGCAAGTTTTTCCTTAAGAATATCCAGAGATTCACCGGCCTTAACGGCAGGAGCAAGCAATCCCTCCAATGCTTCTGGAATCCTATCGAGCTGGCCTACTACATAATCAGTTACAGCCTTAACCTCAAGCCCTGAATTCCTTACCTTGAGGATAAACTTAACCATAGCCGCAGAGCCTTCTTCACCAAGCTCTTGAGTGCCTTTCAGAAGCTCCTTAAAGCTGTCATTTAAGGCATTAGTGGCATCCGAGGCTGAAAGATGTCCCTTCTTCCAATTGCCGACTATCTGTGAAGCTCTGCTCCAAAGGTCATTAACATTCTCTTGAGTAACCCCCACATCCCTTATTACATCTCCAAAATATTTAGAAACAGCCGCAAATCCAGACATGGTTTTATCAGCTTCAGCTATTTTCTTGGCTGTAGATTCTGATACCTCCCCAAACTTGGACATAGCCTTACTAATATCATCAACCATCATCTCCATTTCTTCAGCCTGGCGTTGTTCTTCTGTCTTCTTCTCTTTCTTGCCAAACAAGCCACCAATGAGACCACCTAAAG